GTGGAACTACAGGTGAATCAGGATCTTCTGGATCTAGTGGAACTACAGGTGAATCAGGATCTTCTGGATCTAGTGGAACTACAGGTGAATCGGGATCTTCTGGATCTAGTGGAACTACAGGTGAATCAGGATCTTCTGGATCTAGTGGAACTACAGGTGCTAATGGTTCTAGTGGTACATCAGGCTCCTCAGGATCAAGTGGTTCATCAGGATCTGCTGGGACAAGTGGATCAAGCGGTTCATCAGGATCAAGCGGAAGCTCTGGATCCGCTGGTACAAGTGGCTCATCAGGTGAATCAGGATCTAGCGGAACATCAGGTGAATCAGGATCGTCGGGTACTTCAGGAAGAAATGGTGCATCAGGTATTGATGGATCTAGCGGAACATCAGGTGAATCAGGATCTAGCGGAACATCAGGTGAATCAGGATCTAGCGGAACATCAGGTGAATCAGGATCTAGCGGAACATCAGGTGAATCAGGATCTTCTGGAACATCTGGAGTTGATGGACCACCGGGAAAAGATGGACCTGATGGACCTGCTGGATCTTCTGGAACTTCTGGCGATAGTTTATCCGGGGGTACTAGTGGAAATATTGCCTATTGGACCAGCGCATCTACTTTAGGTAACTCTGTTATTACCCAATCTAGCGACAACGTAGCAGACGGTATATTAGTAGCTAGTGCTTTAGAAGTGGGTACTATTACCTCCCACGCTGGAATTAACGGCAGAATTGATGCTGAGAATGATGTGGTTGCATTCTCTACTTCTGATAGAAATTTAAAAGAAAACTTCGTTAAAATTTCGGACGCATTAAGTAAAGTTGAATCCATATCAGGATATGAGTTCGATTGGAAACTAGAGCATAAGCATCATCACGGATTTGAAGGTCATGACGTTGGTATCATAGCACAGGAAATAGAATCAGTTTTACCTGAGGTTGTTACCACCAAGTTTAATGGATTCAAAGGGGTTAAGTACGAAAAGATCGTTCCGTTATTAATAGAAGCTATCAAAGAACTTTCTGCAGAGCTCAAGGAACTTAAGAAAAAGTAAATATATAAATAAAACCATAAAAAGAAATGGCAATAAATAACTCAGTAGCACCTAAGGGCGGCAACACGCAATTAGCAGGAGCACTTATACCAGAATACTCTTCAGTAGCTTTGGGATTAGGCTATCCTGGATCGGTAGCTACAGATTTTCCTAATTTTAGTAACTCCTACGGAAATACAGAATGGAGAAATGGTATTGACATGGGAGCAACTGCAAACGGATCAAACGACGCAAATATCTTTTATGCAATCTATTCGGATGAGTTTAGTCAGGGATACGGTACTTTAGAATCAAACGTTGTTGTAGGCTGGGGTATTACAGGAAGCACAGAAACCGATATCTTAAATACGATTAACAGACTTCCTGCTATGTCTACTATTACAAAGCACGCAAATTACATTGAAGCTATAAACTGGTTAATTTCGGAGGAAAAATACCTTCCTGTAAACAGAGATTATCCGCAGATATCATATAACACAGCTACCCCACTAGTAGCAGCATACGACCCATCTTTCATGGCATCTTATCCTCTTACTGGAGGTTCAATGTATGATTTAAGCGGATATTCAGGAGCACCTGGTGCTTTACTGAATTCAACATATTGGAATTCTTCTAGTAAGAATGCTATGGTTTTTAATGGGGGTACTGATTATATTGAATTTGGTTCTATTGCTACATTGGATACCCCCACTAGTGGTATGACTATTAGCATCTGGTTTAAGGTAACATATCCTGATAGTGGCACAATAGCAACTCTTTTCCAATTGTCTAGTAATGCATCAGGTAACGCTGCCCCAGCTAACGGGATTTGGAGCAGAATATATATTGATAGCTCTGGCGGCATTTTTTATGATGGCGATCCACAACAACAAGGTGTTGATCCTCCTACACCAGTACCTAACGTAAAATTATATGAAGCTGTTTCGGCAGGAAGCTGGCATAATCTAGTAGTATCTATAGATGGAATAAATCCTACAAACAATATTAAATCATCTTTAGATGGTGCCAGTATAGTAATCGATGATTATTCGTTTCTTGTGACAGGTCCGTTTAATACCGGTGGGGTTGCTAACTCCTATATGGGATGTAGCATCGGTGCTGGTTCTGTTCCTGCTGCAGATACTTTTTTCACAGGAAGTATTGGGGCACTTCATATATACAAAGGTCTTCTAACTGAAGATCAAATTAAGGATATTTACGTTAAAACAAACTCTATCTACGCATAATAAAATTAAATCCCTTTCAATATGAATTTAATTTTTTAAATAACTTCAATTAATGTCTGACTCAGTAGCATATAAAAAATCTAATGCTTTTCTTGATGGAACATTCATTCCTGAATATTCCAGTGTTGCTTTAGGTTTATCCTACTCTGGGATGGATGGAGACACTTTTCCTAATTTTACCGAAAACTATGGTGGATTAAATTGGAAAAATGGAATAGAGATAGGGGGAACAGCAGACGGAACAGCGGGTCAAACAGTTTATTATACAATATATTCCGACGAATACAATCAGGGTATACAGCTGGATCCAGATTTAGCACTACCCTTAGCTTGGGGTGTACTCGGATCTTCTACTTCAGATATTCAAGCCAAGATCAACGATCTTCCGGCGATGTCTTCTGTATCAAAGCATAGAAATTATTCAGGTTCTATCCAATGGCTAATCGGTCAGGGTAAGTATCTAATAACAAATAGAAATTATCCTTCAATCGGATACAGATATGGTCAGACCCCTTTAGTGAGTGTTTATGATCCAACTTTTATAGCTTCGTATCCCTTTGTTGGAACTGCTGTATATGATCTAACTGGAAAATCTACATCCGGATTGCTAAGAGGTAGTTGTTATTGGGATACCAATTCATTTGTATTAAACTCTTCCGAATCATCCTATATAGCTATAAGCGAAAATACCGTTGTTGAATTAGCTGAAACATCAGCGATAACTATAAGCATATGGTTTAATATACAATCATTACCAACAGATTCTGATGCTGCTGCACTTTTATTTTTACAGGATGCAGAATCAGGAGCTGGAAACAATCCCCAAGCTTCACCCGGGACATGGCTTAGAATTTTTATTGACCCAGATTCTAAAATCCGCATAGAGGGAGATCCTAAAACGAACGGAACTCCGTGTCCGTCACCCGTGATATTGTGTTCTGCCCCTGGTGCATCTATTTGGTCCTCTTTAATATTATCAATATCGGAAGGGGGTAATATAGGGGTTGTACTGAATGGAGTCTCATTATCTACAGCCACATATATTTTTCCAGGATCCGGAAGATTTAATGTTAATAGTCCTGGATATTGTTCAATCGGTGCGCAGCAAAGCGGTGTTTGGCCAACTACGTATAAATCAGGCACTGGATTCGATGGCTATATAGGCGCTGTTCATATTTATAAAGGTGCATTAACAGTTTCTGAAATGCAAGACCTCTACGCCAAGACTGTCGGTCTATATTAAATCCTCTGGAACTTAACCCACCCATTTTAATATAATCTGTAAATTACATTGTAGATTATGAGAGTACAGAGTTTAATAGTCGATGACTTTTACAATAATGTTGATGAGGTTAGAGCTTTTGCACTTAACCAAGAATTTAGTTCTAAAGGTAATTACCCAGGTCAAAGAACAGCATCTTTTATCACCGATAGTGCTAAGGAATTGATCCAAGATATAATCAGGCCCTTTGCAGGAAATGTTACCTGGTGGGGAGATGATTCAACTGGTGCTTTTCAGTACACATTAGCATCTGATAGATCATGGATACATTCAGATTACACGACAAATTGGGCTGGTATAGTTTATCTGACACCCGAAGCCCCAATTTCATCTGGCACTGGATTATTCAAGCTTAAAGAAAATGGTCTTCGTAATTGGAAAAATTACGAGCATACAGAGGAGGAGAACTCAAATGCCATTCATAATAAATATTCCCAAGACTACACCAAATGGGAGATGGTCGATAAAATAGGAAACGTGTATAACCGACTTGCCCTTTATCGTGGGGATCTATTTCATGTCTCGTTGGACTATTTCGGTGACTCTAAAGAAAATGGAAGACTATTCCAATTATTCTTTTTTAATACGGAGAGATAATGCAAACAAGAAAACCCAGTGCAATTGTTTATGGCTGGCCTATAAAAGGAACCATAAAACTTCAATCTGATATCTATTATGAGGAAGGACTTTTTGATGAAGTAGTGGTATACTCATTAGTTTATAATGATACTGTTATAGCCGATTATTCTTTATATAGACCTGACCTTATAATATCTCTAGAAAAGCAGATAAACGTCAATGATGCTAGACTTCGTGAAATAAGTTTTGTGTATAACTCACAAATGCCAGAAAACGTTTTAGCAAATGATATAGTTGTTCAATCAACATTTAGAAATTGCTCGTTAAGCAAGCCTAGATTCTCTATATTTACTCCAATATATAATACTGATAGTATTAAGATTAATCGCATGTATGATAGTCTAAAAGCTCAAACTATACAGGATTGGGAATGGGTTATAGTAGATGATTCTAATCTGGAGCATACCTGGGAATATTTGGAAGAATTTTCTCTGAGAGATTTTAGAATTAAAGTACACCGAATCCTACCAATAAGTAATGGAAACATAGGACTTGTTAAACATAGAGCAGCTATGCTATGCGAGGGAGAATGGCTTCTTGAACTAGATCATGATGATGCTTTAATAAGTAACTGCCTTGAAATTTGTTACGAGGCATCAACAGTTTATAAAGATGCCGGATTTATATACACCGATTGCTGCGAGCTTTATGATGACGGTGAGTTTAAAAGCTATGATAACAACAGATCGGGAAATTGGTACGGCCGGCATGACAACACATATTGCTGGGCATATGCAGGTCACACCATGGTTTCTGCGGACGGTAAAGAGTATTTAGCACACCATACAGCTGACATAAATCCAAGAACTATAAGATTTAATATAGGCATGCCCAATCACGCTAGAATGTGGCGTAGAGATATTTATCAGAAGATGTGTGGACACAATATTAAATTTCCAGTAGCTGATGATTTTGAGCTCATTATAAGGACTTTTATCAATACCCGAATGATACATGTGAAAGAGATGTTATATCTCCAATACAGCGATAAAAACACTACTACAAGCAATAATTCAATTGATATAAATAGGAGAGCTAGATTAATCCGCGATCATTACAATGAAAGGATACACCAGAGAATATTAGAACTTGGTGGAGTTGATTGGGACTGGGACGAAAATACAAGAACTAGCCCAAGATTACAAAATTCAGGATTTGATAGACTTAAATTCGGAGACGAAGAATCATATTTAAACTATGTATATGAAAGGAAAAAGTAGTATATGCTTAAATTCTATGGTTGCTAATGAAGCAAAAACCATTTTAAGAATGCTCGAATCATGCTATAAGTATGTCGACTATTGGGTTATACAAGATAATGGATCAGTAGATGGAACACAGGATCTGATAAGAAACTTCATGAACGAAAAACAAATCCCAGGATTCTTATATGAGACTAAATGGGAATATCCCGGATTTAACAGAGATCATGCACTTCAAAAATGTTTAAGCACTAATCATGGATGTGACTGGATTCTTAGAATGGATGCAGACGAGCAACTGGCAGTGGATCAGGATTTCGATTGGGGATTATTAGAAAATGTAAACATTCAAAGCTTTAATATAACTGCGGATTCTGGTGGTAGCATATATTTTAGAACCTGGTTATGGAATGCTAAATTACCATGGAGTTTTAAACATGATAAACGACATGAGGTTATATTGCTTCCTGGATACGGACAGGACAATGAGGGATTCCAGAGAGTGAATTTACCCAGATCTTTTAGACATATTATAACTAATGACGGTCAAACGTGGAACTCCCCTACAAAATTTCTGCGAGATGCTTTGGAGCTTGAAATAGATCAGGTCACAAACGGCAAGATCTTGAATGACATGTATCATCTTTGGTATTTAGGAAAAAGCTATTCAGATTGTTATGGAAATTATGCAGATCTACCTTTCAAGAAAGATCACGCGGACGAGTACGCGAGAAGATGTATTTTTTATTTCGAACAGTATCTGAATGTAAACAACGGATGGGCAGATAAAAAAATTGGACATTTACCCAATGAGATGACATATCTTGCACTTTGTTTAATGGGGTACGCACATAAATTTATAGGTGATAATCAGCTAGCATTATATCACTATCGACATGCAGAGCAGTTTTGCTACGAAAGGAATGAGCATATCATGTGGATGGCAGAGCTTTTTGAATCCATTGAAGATTATGACTCGATGCTAGAATGCACTAAAAGACTTTTAGAGCCAGATAGAAAAAATCCATTTCCGATTAGAAGCTTTCTTTTATTTAATTCAGCATATTATGACACAGGCGATTACGTAAGACAACTTCACGGAAAAGCTCTAATAAAAACAAAAATAGCAGAGGAAAATATAGAACAAAACACCCCTATTGGGACTAAAATATTAACATCGGTCAAGGGGCCATCATTTTAAAATAAAAAACAAATATGTCAGAACAAATTAAATTACCAGAAGAACTCCTAATGGAGATCCAAAAATTAAGAGACGAATTAACAGCAAACGTTGTTAGAGTAGGAAGACTTAACATCGAAGCAGCATTTCACAGAAAGGATTTAGAAATTATCGAATCTGAAATTAAATCTCTTTATGATTATGCAGAAGACATCTCTTTAAGAGAATCTGATTTACAGAAAAAAGTAACTGATCAATTCGGTCACGGAAAACTTGATTTCGAAAGCGGAATATTCACAAAAGAAGCATAGTACTCGATATGGAAAATAGAAGGAAGATACTTTATGTTTCGCCTCATTTTTCCACCGGGGGACTTCCCCAGTATTTATTAAAGAAGATAGAGGCATTAAACGATTCTGCTGAGATATACTGTGTGGAGTATAATTTCTATGGAGATGCTTATGTTGTCCAAAGAAATAAGGTAATATCTATTCTTGGTGATAGATTTATACCTCTTAGCGATAATAAGAAAAGGCTGATTGAAATAATAGAAAACGTAAAACCTGATGTGATACACTTTGAGGAGTTACCTGAAACTTTTGTTGATACGGAAGTCCTAAGAAACGTTTATCGAACTGAAAGAGATTATATTATATGTGAAAGCTGTCACAGCTCACAATTTGATCCCGATATTAAAATTTATAAACCAGATAAGTTTGTTATGGTTTCTAAATGGATAGACGAAAAATTTAAAATTTTAGGAATCCCAAGTGAACTCCTTGAGTATCCAATAGAAAATAAAAAACCAGACAAGAATAACTCTCTTGCCTATCTTGGACTTAATCCTTCAAAGAAGCATGTTATAAATGTTGGCTTATTTACTCCTGGTAAAAATCAAGGGGAACTTATTAAGTACGCTAAACTTCTTGAGTATTTTCCTATACAATTCCACTTCATCGGAAACCAAGCTTCTAATTTTGAAGACTACTGGAAACCCCTAATGGATGGATTACCAAAAAATTGCACTGTCTGGGGAGAAAGAAATGACGTTGACGTTTTCTATCAAGCTGCAGATTTATTCGTATTTAATTCAATTGTTGAATTAAATCCTCTTTGTATAAAAGAATCACTTTCTTGGAAGACCCCAGTACTATTTAGGAATTTACCAACCTATTCAGATTCATACAATAGCAATGACGATGCTCATTATATGACCGATGATGATTCAAAGAATGTTTATAAGATTTTAGAAATCCTCGGGTTTATTAAAAAATAAATAATTAATGCAAATACACAAGGAAGCAATAGCTATCTATGACGGTATAAAAAAGTCGGATTACCCTATATTTAAACATAAGGTAAAGATAAGAGCACAGTTTGATCAATCTCCTAAAGTAACTATAGACTTTGGAGATTTTAATCTTGAACCATATACCGTACATATAAAAGACGCATCGGGTTCTGTTATATTTTCTAGCCAGATAATCACTGGTCATTTCTGCTACGCATATAGAAGATGGATAGATGATGTAACGATATTCGTTTATGATAAGAACGGCGATCAGGTTCATGAATTTAATTTGCTTAAAAAGATAAGATCTGGCAAGGTGATGATTGCTTTAGGAAGCAGTTCACTAGGTGACACCTTAGCTTGGGTACCCTATGTTAATAGATTTGCAGAAGTTCATAACTGTTCGGATATAACCATCACTACCTTTTGGAATCATTTATTTGAAGGACAGTACGATGTTCTTAAATTTAAAAACCCCGGATATAGAGAAGATAACATTGACGTCTTAATTGGTGTTGGGTGGTATCAGGAAACTGATATTAATTACCATAAAGTTGATCCTAGATTATGTCCACTTCAGAAAGTTGCATCTGACATGTTAGGACTAGAATATATTGGAGAGATTAAACCAAGGCTAAAGAAAACTATAAAAGGGAAACCATCTGATAAAAAATACATCTGTATAGGAACAGAATCTACTGCTGCTGCAAAGCATTGGAACTATCCTGGTGGGTGGCAACAGCTTATTAATCTGTTTAAAAATATAGGATATGAAGTTGTTATAGTTCATAAACAAGAAAATCATTTTTCAAATGTAATTGATAGAACCGGAGATAGACCAATAGAAGACACAATGAGCGATATACTTAATTGTGAATTCTTTGTTGGCGTTAGCTCAGGCCTTTCTTGGTTATCCTGGGGATTGGATGTTCCTGTTGTTATGATATCTGGGTTTAGCCAACCTTTTTGTGAATTCACTGATAAAACTCTTAGAATAATAAACACTGATGTTTGCCATGGATGCTTCAATAGAGTTGAGCATAAGTTCGATAAAGGTGATTGGTGGTGGTGTCCTGAGCACAAGGACACTGATAGACATTTCGAATGTACTAAATCAATAACACCAGAACGTGTATTTCAATCCGTTATCGAATGGACTACTAAAGAAGCCTAAGCTTTCCTTATTTATTTAAGTGGATATATAAAGAAAAGATATCCACTAAATAATGAGTTTTAACCCAGAGGACAAGTTTCCTAAGAAAGGAACCCCAGTTTATAACGGAAGCGGAGAGCAATACGACCTTACCGATATAAGATACAAGTATCATGACGGGTTGCAGAATACAGATAAGATTAAGAAATCATCGGTAGATAATCTTTTTGCTACCCCAGAATCTGCAAAAGCTAGAGCATTACAAATAGGATGTGACGGATATCACACAGTTGTAATTGAAGGCAAAACTTACTATAAGCCTTGTGGTAGTGTTGATTATTATAATACCAGAATAGAACAGCTAGATAGTGCATTAAACTTCACCTATATAGGTAATTACCGGATTCTATCATGGGATAACCCATTTACATATGTCACTAAATTTAAAGGGTGGATAATTGATGCAGGTAATAGTAATAATACAGGATCTAGAGTAGATGCCGACGATATTGCTATTGATTTTAGATACAGCATAGATGGAAAAACGTGGTCTCTTTGGACAAATGTCGGAACAGCATTAGGTGGATTAACAAACGAATTCTCAGATCTTTCCGAAATAACTTTAAATCCTAATAATAAATTCTATCCTGAATTCAGATTCACGTCTGTACTTATTAATGACGATGGTACAATAATCTATAACACTGACGAACCAATTGATCCTAGTATAGTAATAGTTCAATTTGAACTTGATCTAGAATATGCTCCTACCCCAGAGAAAGTTATATCGAAACCTGCACTAATATGTTCTAATGAGGTTTCAACTAGACCCGTTATATTCAGTGATTGCAAATTCACATTTAACCCTTATGCAGTAAATAAAGCTTTGAACCTTTATCAGGATTTAAGCCAAATGGTTAATAAAGTTTTTGGATTAGAAGCGAATTACTATTCAGTTCAACCGCAAGGCAGGGGTAAGGACGTTATTCTTAGAGAATACACTCTTTTCAATGTTGTTGATGAGAAATGTGTTAAGATATTAGTTCCGCAGAATCAATTCCCTGATAATAAAATAAATTATGATCCTTTTGGACTTCAATTTGAAAATCCTTTCGAAATTCAAATAGATAGAAAATATTTTGAAAGTATATTCGGTAAAGGATCTCAACCTAGAAAGAGGGATATACTTTACTTCCCTATAACTAATAGGATTTATGAAATAAACTCAACTTATTTATTTAGGGATTTCATGAATGCTCCTGTTTATTTTAAAATAGAGCTTCAGAAATATAGTCCTAGAAGTAACACATATTTTCAAGATCCTGCTTATAAAGAGGAACTGGAAGGAATAGCAGTAACTACACAGGAGTTATTTGGGGAGGAAGTTAAGTCAGAGGAATTAAAGTCTTCTAAGCCACAACAGTACGCTACAACAATAACTCAAATGTCTCAGGATCCTATTAGATCTTATGTTTATAAGGATCTTCCGATAATAGAATATGATCTTAATAATAACTGGACAATAGTATTAAACAACTATTATGATTTAAGTGAAGCTTTTGCTGATACATCTGAATTTGTATTTGATCCTAGTAGATATAAGAATGCTGTTAGATATAAGGCACTTCCTTTATTAAGGGATAACGAGGAATTAGCATACACATGCTGGTTCACTTTAAGAGATTTCTATGATAATACAAAGATGACTAAAAGAGGTTATCCTATATTAAATGCAACTCTAGAGAATTCGGATTCGAATTATTTATATTTAAGCACTTATCCGAATAGACATAGATTAGAAAAATGGCAATCATATGCTTCAAATCCTGAGGGATATGTTGCGATAAAAGCCGATAAATTACACTCAGGTGGATATGAGGTTTTATCTGTTATTGATGAGTATAGATTTACAGTTAAAAACAACTCAACCACTTTTTCTCAGGGCACGATAATTTGGAAAGTACAAAAAGCACAAAGTAGAAATTTAATAAGCGGACTTTATTTAGACGAGAATTCTGATATGAAAGGTATGAGAATAGATCTAATACACTCTGGTGTGATGGACGAGAATACTAATCCATTCTTAGGACAGGGAAGTCTGGTTATTAGACTTAATGATATGATTATAAATTCACCTTTACAATTCACTCCTGAGTATGGAGAATGGTATGGTGTAGTTGTTAATATTTCAAATACTTATAAACAGATAGCAGCTAACATATGGGGAATGACATACGATCCAGTTAATCCTAGTGAGCAATCCAGTAAATTACAAAAGCTCCACGAGGAAGTTAGAATGTTTACTGATCCTATATTATTTGCTGCTCCGTCTAATATTAGCACTGATAAAGCAAGTCCATTCTACGGAACAGAGACAAATGCTTATAAAATATTCACAGGTCCGATATATCTAAGTAATATAAGACTATTTAAAAATATGATAGATGTTGATACTCAATCTACTGTTTTGAATCAAAACATAGTAAGAGACGCACAGCTAGCACACATAATTGATAACGCTAAACCATTGCTGAACATACCTAAGTTCGCTAGAAACAGATAAAATATGCCAAGAAGAAAACCTAAACCAGAGAAGGTAATACAAGAAAAAATAAAAGAGAATCTAGATGCCATAATAATGGAAGAAGCCTTAGATTCTATTTCTTTAGATTCAGACGACCTTCCGAGATTAAAAACATCAGAACTGATGAATTTTGCTGACGAGAAGCTCAGTGCTCTGACCGAGGCCAGATCATTAATGGATTCAGTAGCAAAATTCTACGTCGATCCGGGCGCTCACGGGCACGTGGAATTTCTTGATCTTAAGAAAAAGGTTGATGCGATGAACGTTTCGTCAATGATGTTTCAGATGAAATCTGCTCAACACGCAATAACTAAATTACTAGAAGAGATAGACTTAGGAAACATGCATCCTAGAATTTTCGAGGTTCTTGCTCAGCTTCAATCTCAAATAATGCAAATGCCAAAGGACTATCAGGCTTATCTAGAAAAAATGGAGCAGAGTTACAAGAGGGTGAATACTGAACTGGAAGTGAAGAAACATTCAGGAGGAGTAGTTATGGACCCGACAGATGCAGGAAATACTAATACTTTTTATCCTTCAAATACAGATGGAGCTGGCATAAGATCTAGAGGAACGAGAGGTATAATGGAGGGACTTAGGGATATACTAGGAAACGAAGTCGTTGACGTCAAACCTATAGAACTTGACCCCAACTCTGTTGTTAATGCACGGGACAAAAAATTGATTGACGATAAATTCCGTCCTCAAGACGATGAGGAGGATCAAAGCGATTTTATCATCGAGGACGATATAATAGAATAATATGTTTTCAGAAACAGTACAGAAAGAAGAAGTCCAATCGGAAAGTAGCTATTGGAGCACGGAAAGAGTAAACGAACTTCTTAGAAAAATCGATGAAGAGGGATTAGACTACAAAGAAGTAGATAACCCATTTCATGACCAGAATCCAGATTTAAAGAAACCGAATCTACTCTGGGAATACACCAACGAGGAGATCCTCGAGATGAGAAAATGTGCAGAGGACGTTACATATTTTGCTAAATATTGTCAGGTAATGACAGACGAAGGCTTAAATTATATCAAGCTTAGAGATTATCAAAGTTCTGTACTTAGAGAATATCAAGCAAATAGATTTAATATATTTCTAGCCCCTAGACAGGTGGGTAAATCGATAACATCATCTGTTATCCTTGTTTGGTATCTACTATTCAATCATGATAAAAACGCGATGATTCTAGCCAACGTAGGAGATACTGCGGAAGAGTTAATGGATAAGATTAAAGCAATCATTAAGGGTCTTCCATTCTTCCTTAAACCTGGAATGGTCGTTAATAATGTGATGTCAATGAGATTCGATAATGGATGTAGGATTTTAGCTAAGACCACAACCAAAACATCAGGTATTGGTTTTACTATTCACTTCCTTTACATGGATGAGTTTGCTCACATTAATGCCAACTTTATCGAAGCGTTCTTTAGATCAACATATCCAACTGTATCTTCATCAAAGGTATCCCGAATAATCATAACATCCACCCCGAACGGGATGAATAAATTCTACGAAATCTACCAGGGCGCTCTCATGGGAGAAAATAGTTTTAATCCGATAAGAGTTGACTGGTGGCAAGTTCCGGGAAGAGATGAAGCATGGAAACAAAAAGAAATAGGTAACCTTGGAAGCGAGGAGCTATTCAATCAGGAATACGGTAACCAATTTTTAAGTTCATCCTCTTTACTTTTAGGGTCAAACGAACTTAAAAAGATTAAGTCTAATGAGATTGAATATGAATGGAGAGAGATAGATTGCTTACATTATGAGGAAAGTCTTAATTACGAAAAACTTTTATGGCATCCTAAGTTTAATCTGGATAATTCAAACTCTCCAGGAAAGAAGTTTGTCTTTTCTGTTGACATAAGTGCAGGGATAAAGGGAGACTTTACCGTTGTTAATATATTTAAGGTTACGCCTTTACCTAAAAAGGTTATAGAATCGATTGTGGAATTCGAAGATGAATCTGATTTCTTTGGCCTTGTGCAGGTTGGTGTTTTTAGAGATAATGAAATAAAGCTTGAAGAGCTAGTTAAGTTATTAAGAGGACTGATAAAGGTGGTTAGCGTTGACAGAGTTAAATTAGCTATCGAGATGAATTTCAAGGGCGAATTGCTTTATGAAAAACTAATGACTGATGATGATTACTATGATGAGATGTTTTTATTTACCAAGCATTCAGAATCTGCAAGGATTTTAAAACCAGGTATTAAGTACAATGAAAAGAACAAGATGAAGTACTGCGAATTGCTTAGAAGTCTAATAAGAGAAGGAAAAATCTTAGTAAACGATAAAAAATGGACAATCCCAGAGCTTTTCACCTTCGGTCTTAATAACAGGGGGACATATTCTAGCCAAACCGGGCATGATGACGTAGCAATGACCCTGGTTAATCTTCCGGGTCTTTTTGATGGATATGATTTCAACCAAATGGTCGGAGATGTGTTTGATGAACTTGATAATGAATACAAACAACTAATAACAGCAAAACTCGAAGCTGGAATATCAGCAGAAAATGATGAATACGGATACGGAAATAGAGGTCCTTCTACTAAAGATGGAAGAAGCTATGGTGATTTCAATAAATTGCTCTAAACATTCAATTGATCTAATATTCTATTTTCTATTTCGATATATAGTAAAGAAGCAAAAAATATCTTAAAAAATAATGGCAAATAAGGTTAAAATAGACTATTCCCAGTTTAAAGCCTCAGGAGTTTATACTCTTGAATTTGACGCGTCACAAAGCGTCATTCTAACATCTCAAACGATTAGATTGGTTGTGGGTTTCTCAAACAAAGGACCTTTCAATACTCCGGTATACATTCCTGATCCTACTACTATGATCTCTGTGTTTGGAGACATTGATAGATCTTTAGAAAATAAGGGGTCTTTCTTCCATAGATCTATACTAACTTGTTTAAATACAGGTCCTGTATTCGGTTTAAATCTATTGAAGTTAAATGATGATACTGATACTGGAAATGCAGACGAGGTTACGTATATAGCATACTCTCTTGATACTGAGCAATATAACGGTGTAGTAACTTCTGAACTATACTCATCTTACTATAATAAAGAAAGATTCTGGTACGCAGATACAAAATACTTCTTAGCAACGCTAAGCACACCCGATACCGGAAAGCTATTTGCTTTAACTAATTTAGGTAAAACCCCTATCAGTGTTATTACTAGAAAATCTACTGACTCATCTAAACCTTTAAAAGGTTATGATATCTTTGCACTAGATTGGTATGGAGCTAACAACGTTCCTACTTTCATGCACCCTTACGATTATATTTCAGATTATTTCATTGATGTAATAGCAGTATCTGGAGATTGGACAAATTATGCAGCTTTAGCTTTAGATCCGAAATGGTCTAATTACTTTACTAATAACGGTTTTATAAAAAGCCAAATTGATTCGTTCCTTAACCAACAGGATGTTAATATTGTTACATCTGTAACAGGATGTATAATCCCAGATTTCGTGGATCTTAACGGGATTAACCAATACATACAAACTTTAGTAAATGCAGATTCTCCAGCAACAGGTTTATTCTGTGCTATTGACGAACAAGCATTTGATAACATTTGTACTAATCCATATCAGATAGATTTAGTTGGTAATCACCTTATTGATGAATTATCAGGAAATAGAGATTTAGCTAACCCTGTAATTAACTTCTTAAGTTACGATCAGGCATTAGTTGCTGATTACCTTTACACTCAAAACGTAATAGGAGTTACCGGCGCTACTGGATTCGTTGGACCCACAGGAGCTACTGGATACACCTCTGGTATGAACACAGGTACTTTATTTACCATAAATGCAGGTACAACAGCAGGTATTGTTTACCAAGCTTTTGCCCCTTATGATTCGAATGCTTACGATGGGGGATTACACTATCTCCAGACTTCAGGTACTGGTGGAACTTCTGGCTATTTAAGCGGTGCTACTGAAAAGAATGAGCTAAAAACTTTCTTAACCGTTAACTCTTCTGATGACCAGAAATACATAATCGGTATAGTTGCAGGCATATCAGGTGCAACCGGAGGATTAATCAACCAATTCTCTTTACATGATTTAGTTAAACTTAAAGTTACTGGAACTAAGGATGTTAACGGGGAGCTTAGAATATTCTTCACACATCCATTAGATATAGCTTTCTATAGATCTCAAGGTATAACAGTATCACCTGTATATGACTTAACTTCTTATAATACAGGGGCTTCTGGAAGTAACAAGCCTTTCTACAATAGCGCTTACCAATTTGGTAACTCTGACTACTTAGATAGAGTTGCTAATGTGCCTACGCCTAATGGAGCAACTGGACCTAATGCTGCTAATGGAACATCAACCGTTCTCCAAGCCTATAACGCATCTGCATTATTTCAGAATGTTAAATATGCTGAACTTGCAGACGGAGACATTGTTTGGTTAAATTCTGCAGGAACCGGTGTAAATTATCTTACTTTTGAAAACACTGTAGATAGGGATCAATTCAACTATGTTAACACGAGATCGCACACAAACGTTTCTTTAGCAGGTAATACCATCAATAATATAGCTTTATTCTCTGCTACTTATGCTTCTGATAATATAGGTACTTCGGTAGGTGATCAACAATTCGATATTATCTCTCAAGAGGGATCAATTAACGAATTCGTAGACTGTACTAGAATAGACACAACATCATTCTATGTAACCGAAGACTCTAGTGGAAACGTACCTTTTTCAGTTGGAGATTTGGTAGTATGTACTGATCTTGACATCTGCGTGCCTACAACAGGTAATCAACAAAGCAGATTAGCTAAGATCACCACTGTTGCTTCGACAACTACAACAGGAACTTACAGAGTAGTATGTGCTAGACCAATCCTTTATTATTCAGGAGATGGCAATATGTCTAGAGTTCAGAAATTCCAATCGATAGCTCAATTTACAAGATCTTTTGATTTCACATATCTTTCTGGATTCACTATGAAAGAATCCCACAGACCTAACGGTAGTGATGCTAGGATTTCTGAAATACTTGATGTTATGTACGATACTAACATCGCTAAGACATTAGCTTCTAAGGACGTTATATCATTCAGATATGTAGTAGATACATTCTCTGGACAAATCTTACCTAACTCTAAATATCAATTAAGTAGATTAGCAATGATTAGACAACAATCGCTTGCTCTTATCAATGCTCCTTCTATAGAACAGTTCCAAAAGAGTACAGATCCTAGATTTACTAACGCACCTACATCTGTTAACCCTTATCCAAGTTTAAATACTGCTTACATAGCTGATGGGGGTAACTTATCACTAAATCCTTCTTATACTTTCAGCTTACCTACTGAAGCAGAAGGATCTAAATTTGCTGCATTCTACTCTCCTTATATCACTATCAGAGAATCTAATAGAAATATAAATGTACCACCAGCTGCTATGGTATCTAACAACTTCGTTAGAAAATTTGCTACCGGTGAACCTTATGCAATTATCGCAGGTCAGAAAAGAGGTATTCTAAGTGGAGGCGGTAATATCGTAGGAGTTGAATATGACTTTACCGATGAGGACAGAGGAAATCTTGAACCGTTTGGTATTAACCCAATCATTAAGAGAAGAGGAATCGGAGTAGTTATCTTCGGTAATCAAACTGCTTACCAACAAGTTAACTCTGCGTTTAACCTAGTTCATGTAAGAGACCTTTTAATAAGTATTGAAACTGACGTTCAGTCAATTCTTTCTAACTACTTATTTGATTTCAATGACGATTCAATTAGACTTGAAATTAAAACATTAGTAGATAACTACCTAGATGGCGTTAGAGCTGGAGGGGGAATCTACAACTACCAAACTGTTATGGATGCTTCTAATAACACTCCAGCAATCATTGATATGAATATGGGAATCATAGACGTTATCATCGAACCTGCTAGAGGTATACAGAAATTCATTAATAGAATTACTGTTACAAGAACAGGTGGTATAGCAGCAGGAGGCTTTACCCAATTCGTATAATGCGAATTGGAGCCTTTTGGGCAACTAAGATAAATATAAACTGAATATGGCAGGACTATCACATTATCAAAATTCATTATCAGCAATAAACAAGTATGAACCTGTTTACCTGAATCAGTTTGAGGTTACAGTTATACCTCCTTCTGCTGTTATTGGCGGGGAAATACTCCTTCAGCACGTATCAAAGGTTGGCGGTCTTACCCTAGATAAAAACCCTGGACTAGTTACGCAAAAATATAAGTTTGCTAAAAGAAACTATGCTGGAGCTAAGCCTGATAATACTTATATGGATTTAAGTTTAAGTTTCTCTGTCAACTTAAATGATTCTAATTCTATGTATGTCTTTAAAACACTAAGACAGTGGAGTGATTTGATTTATAATCCATTAACTGGAGCAATGGGTCTTAAGAATGACTATACAGGTACTATCGTAGTTTCAATCTTTAATAAACAAGGAGATGTTTTCAGAAGAATAACATGTAGAGACTGTTATCCTACTAAGGCAATAAATGAAATGAATCTTAATTACACATCGACTGATATATTTAAAGTTGATGATATGACTTGGGCAGTTGATTACTGGGAGGATTTATTCTTATAAAAAAATACAAAAAATAAATGGCAGGTTTACCACATTTTACAAACTCTAAAGCCGCGATAAACAACTACGAACCGGTATATCTTAACCAATTTGAGGTTTTGATTACACCTCCTTCTGGAATAGTAGATGCTACCACGACTTTTAAAGGAGAAACAATTTTAGCCCAACAGGTTAAGTCTATAAGCGGTTTAACCGTGGATGTTTTAGCAAACGGTAACGTTGAACAAACTTATAAATTTGCCCAGAGAAGATACGCTGCAGGCGAGCCTACGACTAGTGATATGACATTAAGTATGGAATTTGAGGTCAACTTAAATGACGTAAATTCCATGAGTGTTTATAAGATACTTAGACAATGGAGTGACTTAATGTACAATCCACTAACAGGTGCAATGGGTATTAAGAGTGATTATGTTGGCTCTATGGTTATTTCTGTGTTTAATAAAAGGGGAGACGTTTTCAGAAGAATCAGAATACCCTCTTGCTTTATTAGTACTGCTATTAATGATATGCAGTTAGACTACGAAAATCCGGCTATCTACACTGTATCCACATCATGGATATGTGATTACTGGGAAGATTTATTCATTTAAACACATAACAGTAATTAAATACAGAAGGAGACAAATTAAATTGTCTCCTTTTTTGTTTTTTGTTATATAATAAGAAAAAAGAAGTAAATAATGGATAACAATATTTCACCAGAAGAAATTCTCAAGAGAAAGGAAATTGCTGGAGGTATAGAATATGATGATCCCAAACCTGCGACAGAAACCAACGTGGTTTCCCAGGTGCAAGAGCTATCACCTAGACAAGAACAAATTCAGCAGCCTGTTCAGCAATCTATACCTAACCCGGTTCAGCCCAAGATTAATCAGATGCAAGACGAACAACCAGTATCATCTTTAGGTAGGGCACAAAGCGTAAATAAACCTTCATCATTCGAGATGGGCTGGAAAAATATACCGGTTGAGATATTACCCTCGGGCGGTAAATATTATCCGGAAGGAACCAAAATAGCAATCAGAGCTGCTGAGGTTAGAGAGATTAGACATTTTTCCACTATTGATGAGGATGATAAGCTTGACATCGAAGAAAAATTAACCCATATCATAGACAGATGCTCCAGAATGGATTTCCCCGGTGAAGGCGTGGTTTCATATAAGGATCTTAAACAGGAAGACCGTTTCTTTATAATCATGGCGGTTAGGGATCTTACCTTTGTTAAGGGTGAGAATTCAATTATACTCAAGCCACAAAAATCTTGTAAACAAACCATAGAATGTCCTTTCAATGATGGGATAGTTT